GTTTTATCTAAAAATCTGCATTGAGCCCACAAATCCATGGGCGATTGTGTAACAGGAAAACCTGTCAAGATACGTCTGTACTTCGCCAGTTCTCCTATTTTAATAAGTGCTTTTGTTCGACTAGCCTTTGGAGATTTTATTGCGGTGGACTCGTCCACGGCCAAAAGACTCTGTGACGAATTTAAAAGAGCTGTAAGATACTTTCGACCTTTTAGAGTACTAAGAGACTCGACATTCATAACCAGCACTCTTAGCTCTTCTGAAGGATCAAGAAGATCGTTTAGTTTTTTAATCTCCGATTTGTTAGCACCCGATTTCCAAACTACACTATTTATCTTAATATCATCAGGCATGTGGGCAGGTATTTCAAGATTAGCCCAGTTGCGGTAAACACCTTTAGGAGCTACCACTATAAACGTGTCAATTTTACCTTTTTGAAAAAGAATAGCGGCATTATCAATACAAACTTTTGACTTACCTGTTCCCATTTCCATCAAGTATGCCCAGTTAATCTGGGGCCAAGAATGTTGTAAAACATCGTGTTGATGCTTGTAAGGGGTTGTTTTATAGGTGTACGATACGTCCATCATTAGTGGAAAATAGCTCAAATTTTTCCAATTGACAAGTTTTTTTTCGTGGTGTAGAAAGGACATTCAGATTTTTTATATCTGCACGTAAGAAAGAGAGAACTAACATGAGTGTATTCGTTACCCAAGAAAACCCACGAGTCGATATTGTATCAGCGTCCAAGTGGGGAGATCTTGAACCTCTGGCGTCACCTTTCGATCAGGTTCATTTGAACCCTAGTCGGATTGTTTCGCAACTCCGAAGAAAACTTCAGAACTTTAATGATGAGGATTGGTTGTTGGCAATGGGAGACCCTGCCATAATCGGTATCGCATTCGCTCTTGCAGCTAGTGTAAACCATGGTCGTATAAATTTGTTGAAGTGGGATAAGATTGAAAAACAATATTATTCTGTGAAGATAAATTTACGTGGCGTAGGTATTGAAAACTTAACCCCTGACGAGGAGATACGTTGAAATGAGTAAAGAAGAAATTTGGAAAACTATCGAAGCAGATGCCTCAAAGTTTGAGGATGTAACGACTGAAACAGGTGGAGAATTATCAGACATGATTCGAATCTTATCGGACGTTAATAAAAAGATTTCAGACGCTGAAGAATCTGTTAAATCTTTGAAAAAAACTCGCGACCGCTACGTTCATGATCTTATCCCTGGTAAAATGGCTGAGATGGGATGTGTTGCGGTTGAAGTGGAAGGAAACAAAGTATCACTACAGACCTTTGTGTCTGGCACGATGCCAAAAGATCCTTCCGCTAGAAAAGTAGCATTGGATCACTTGCGTGAGATTGGTGCGGGAGACTTCATTAAGAACGATGTCAGCGTATCGTTTGGCGTGACTCAAGACAATGTTGCAAAAGATTTGGCGGCTGACCTTGAGAACAAAGGATATGAGACTTTTTCAAAGACTTGGGTAGAGCCGATGACTCTTAAAAAATTAATACGTGAACGAGTAGAAGAGAATCAAGAAATAGATCTCGATATCTTTAACGCACACGTTGGAACAATAGCAAAGATAAAGGGAACATGAAATGGCAAAAAAGAACGAAACAGCTTTAACCGAATTAGAAGCCGCATTTGAAGCAGACTCAGGTATGGGTCTAGAAGATGTCTCGACAGACGATCTCCAGATACCTTTTTTACGAATGATTCAAGCGTTAAGTCCTCAATTAAAAAAGAGTGACCCAGCTTTTATTGAAGGTGCTTCTCAGGGAGATATCTTTAACACCGTGACAAATAAAGTTTGGCAAGCAGAAAAAGGTGTGCAAGTTGTGCCTGTGCATTTTATACAGAAGATTCTGGAATTTGTGCCACGTTCTGCTGGCGGTGGGTTTGTTGGGGAGTTAAGTCCCACAAGTGCCGATGTACAACAGGCAGTTCGTGACAAAGATTCGAGCATAGAATTATTGCCCAATGGCAATGAGCTCGTTCGCACCGCTCAACATTATGTAAAGATTATTCATGAAGATGGCAGTTTGGAAAGTGCAATTGTGGACATGAAAAAGACACAATTAAAAATTTCTAGAAAATGGAACTCATTGATTGCTATGCAGAAGCACAATGGAAAAACCATGCCGTCCTTTGCAAACACCTATCATTTAAAAACAATCGAAGACGGAAACGACAAGGGATCTTGGTTTACTTGGTCTATAAAAAAGGTAGGAGTTATTCCAACTAAAATTGCATATGATGAATGTAAAGAGCTTCATACCAACATTAGGGATGGTCTGGTGCAACTCGCACCTCCACCTTCTGACATGATGGTTGAAGATCAGTCCTCTGAAGATGTGCCGTTCTAGGAAGGGCTGCGGCTCCCTTGTAGGCACACGAGGGAGCCTCTTTTCTTATGAAGAAAGCATCAGAAAGATTTCTAAAATTATTTGAAGGCTATGGAAAAGCCCATGGCCAAGCTGGCGTGTTAGATCGTGCTCGTCACGGTAAGACACAAGCCAAGTATCAAATCGTCCATGAACCGTTGACCGTGGATCTTGTTCAAGATCACTTGGATGGAAAGCTTGGCGTTGGTTCCATACCTATCGATGAGCAAAGCAAGTGTTCTTTTGGTGCTTTGGACATTGACGATTACAACTTAGACCTTCCTTCTTTGTTAGAGAAGGTCAGAAGATTTAAACTTCCTTTAGTCATGTGCCGTTCTAAATCAGGCGGGGCTCATTTGTTCTTGTTTTTATCAGAGAAGACATCTGCCGCAGAAGTTAGGGACAGACTTGCAGAGTTCGCGTCCGTTCTTGGTTGGGGCAACTGTGAAATATTTCCAAAACAAGAAGAGGTTAGAGCGGATAGAGGAGACATAGGCAACTTTATAAATTTACCGTATCAGAATGCTAAACATACAACGCGATATGCTTTGACAAAAGATGGAGACAATCTTTCTCTTGAAAAGTTTTTAGTGCTTGCAGAAAAATTACGCATATCTTCCAAGGAGTTACAGTCTATACAACTGGGATCTAAAAGCAGCGTACTTCCAGATGGACCTCCTTGTTGCCAACAATTAACAGAGTTTGGGATACCAGAGGGGGGACGTAATACTACTCTTTTGAATATTGGTATTTATTATAGAAAATGTTCTCCTAACGATTGGAAAGAACTTTTGGAGAAGCACAACAGAGATTATTGCAATCCGACTTTACCTGCTAGGGAAATAGTTTCTATTCAAGAACAACTTGAGAAAAAGGATTATGCGTTTACGTGTAAACAGGAACCGTTGCAAAGCCACTGTAACAAGTCTTTGTGTCGCAGTCGTAAGTTTGGTATTGGATTTCATAACTCGCATCCTGTGGTAGGAGGTCTTACAGTTGTAGAGTCAGAGCCTCCTGTCTGGTTTATTAACGTAGATGGTGCGAGGCTTGAACTGTCCACTAAGCAATTACAGATGCAAGTGGAGTTTCAACGTGCTTGCATGGAACAGATGTATAAGATGCCAGCAAAGATGAAGGATCCTGATTGGAGAGATTTGATAGATACCTTGCTGAATGATGCAACAAGAATTTCTGTTCCAGATGAATTGACGTACAAAGGATTGTTTATAGAGTTGGTAGAATCCTTCTGCACTTCACGTATCTCGGCTCACAGTCCAGAGGAATTGTTGACGGGTAAACCCTGGACAGAAGAAGGACTCACATACTTTAAGCTTAGTTCTTTACAGGATTTTTTAAAAAGAAATGGTTTTACACATTATACTCGTGGTCAGATAACAGAGCGTCTTAAAGAAATGAATGAGGGTATTGAAGCTGACAAGACTTATCGGTTTAAAGATAACCAAGATAGATGGAAATCTGTTAGAGTATGGTTTGTTCCAGAAATGCACAGAGGAGAAGTTGATCTTCCAGAAGTTACGTTTGAACCAGAAGACCCACCTTTTTAAGGAGATAAAGATGACTAAATCAATTTTAGAAGAGCTTGAAGAAGCACAGAAAGACGAGTTAAATGATAAACTCATTGTCATTGGAATGGGTAATGAGGAAAAAAATAAAAAGTTTAAAGACAAATTAATTCAGAAATATATTGAAACAGAAGGTTACAACAGATGATTGATTTTTTAAAATATTGGTTTTGGAAAAAATGGAAAAGAAAAAAGAGAACACCTAAAATTAGTAACAAGGTTCGACTTGGAGGATCAGATCGAAGGAGAAGGTGGGATTACACTCTTAAAAAATAAATGGTTAGATTGCCCTTGGTGCGGAGCCGTTACTAGAACCTTTTGGGAAGGTAACGATGAATTATGTTTGGCTTGCGGGAAAGTAGTAAATGGAAAACGAAACGATATTAGGCCCTCCAGGGACGGGGAAGACACAAACGAACTCTAATCGTGTTCGTGATTGTATTCAAGAAGGTATTGATCCCAACCGCATAGCCTGTGTGTCTTTTACACGTAAAGCGGCAGGGGAAAGCAGAGACCGTGTGATTAAAGATTGGAACATAGATGAACAGGACTTGCCATACTTTCAGACTTTGCACTCTATGGCGTATAGAGCAGGTGGCTACAAGACAGATGATGTTATGTCTTCCAAGGATTTAAGCATTATTGGAAATGCTACTGGCGTTTCTTTTGGAACTAAAAACGCTAACATAGAAACAGATTTTGATAATTTAGGAATATCCATAGGGGATAATTACATGAATCTGTATCATCTTGCTCGAAGCAAGAAGTTACCTTTAGAGGAAATGTACCGTCAAACAGCAGATTACAAAATAAATTTTACAGAATTAAATAGGTTGGTTCGTGCCTATCAGGATTATAAAAGAGCCTACAACAAAATAGATTTTACAGACATGATAGAGAAGTTTGTTGCTTCAGATGTTTGTCCAGATATTGATGCTTTATTCGTAGATGAGGCACAGGATTTATCGACTCTTCAATGGTCTATGGTCGATGTGCTACGAAAAAACCCTCGTATACAAGTTTTTACTGGGGATGACGATCAGGCCATTATGAGTTTTCAAGGTGCGGATGTTAAAGCCTTCTTGAATGCAACCGAAAAGAAAACTGTTCTTAATCAATCGTACCGTGTTCCAGGGTCTGTATGGGAACAGGCTCAAAACATTGTTAACAGAATACATGGCAGAGCTTCTAAAGAATGGTATCCTCAAGAACGTGAGGGGGACGTTAGATATCACCAAAGTTTGTGGGACATTCCTTTAGGCGAGGGAGAGTGGTGTTTAATGGCAAGAACTAACAGAATTGCCTCTTACTATGCAGCTAATTTGAGAGAGGAAGGGTGGGTGTACAGTCGCAATGGTCACCCCAGCATTCCCATTAAAACTTACGAAGCTATTATGGATTGGGAATCATGGTGTAAAGGAACAGCTATATCTCCAACAAAAATTAGAAACATATACACTTTTATGAAAGTGGGAGAAGGATTTACAAAGGGCTATGGTCCAAGGTCAAAGACTCTTCTAACCATGGAAGAAGAGGGGTTTTATGACATGTCTTATGCAAAAGAAAATTTAGGTTTGTTAATAGATGGATCAGTCAGATGGCATAGAGCTCTTGAAAAGATTGATCTGGAAACCAAAAACTATATCCTTAACGCTCTTAGAAGAGGGGACAATGTTAAAAACCCTCGAATAAAAGTAAGCACTATACACTCGATGAAGGGAGGAGAAGCCGACAACATTATAGTTATCCCAGACATATCGTATGCGGCTCATAGAGAATATCAGAAAAACCCCTCCACAGAACACAGAGTTTTTTACGTTGCTGTTACAAGAGCCAAACAGTCTCTTCACGTTCTTTACCCTACAACAGAAAGGAATTATGTAATATGAAACCCGTAGATATATTAAATGAAGCGGCCTCTTTAGTTTCGGGAGACAGAGCGAAACAACATGGCGATTATGTAGAACTTCATTCAAGAGCAGCCGATTTATGGAGCGTGTTTTTAAAAACTAATATTAAACCATCTGATGTAGCTTTCTGCATGACCTTATTGAAGGTAGCTAGAGAAGAGACAGGAGGTAGTAATCCAGATGATGGGGTCGATGCTTCCGCTTACACAGGACTATGGGCGGCATTGACAAAAAATGCGTGAAGATTTATTTGACGAAAAAGTTTGGTTTCCTCCAGAACATCTGCCAGATTTATCTGGTGAAAAACTTATCTGTATAGATGTTGAGACTAAAGATCCTAAAATTAAAGAACTAGGTCCAGGCTGGGTCAGAGAAGATGGAAACCTTATAGGCATAGCTGTTGCTGCTCCTGGTTGGAGTTCTTACTTACCTATTGGTCATGAGGGTGGAGGAAACATGGCTAAAAGTCTCGTGATAGGATGGCTACAATCTCAACTTAATCATAAAATGTCTGTTGTCTTTCATAACGCACAGTATGATCTGGGATGGTTACTATCAGAAGGAATTGAGGTTAAAGGTGATATCCTTGACACTATGGTCGCCGCACCAATTCTCGATGAGAACAGATTCAGTTACTCCCTTAATGCTCTGGGTGCAACGTATTTGGGGGAAAGAAAAAAAGAAGAAGACCTAAAACGTGCGGCAAATCAACATGGCGTAAATGCCAAAGCAGAAATGTGGAAGCTCCCAGCAGAGAGGGTTGCCCTATACGCGGAAGGTGACGCGGAACTTACTCTGAAATTATGGGATGTTCTATCTAAAAAACTGAAAGATGATAACTGTCAAGAAATACTGGACATGGAATTATCGTTATTACCTCTTGTGTTTGAGATGAGAAAGAGAGGAGTAAGAGTAGATCTAGACAAAGCGGAAAAAACTAAAGCCTATCTTTTGTCCAGAGAGAAGACTATTTTGAAGGAGTTACATAAAGAAACAGGAGTTCACATTGAACCGTGGAACGCTAAAAGTCTTGCCTCTGCTTTCGATAGTATTGGATTATCTTACGAAAGAACACCAAAGTCAGATGCTCCTAGTTTTACAAAACACTTTTTAAAAACGCATGAGCATCCTATTGCTAAAAAGATTTTGGAAGTTAGAGAATACAACAAAGCGAACACAACCTTTGTGGACACGATTCTTAACCATCAGCATAACGGTCGCATTCACTGCCAGTTTAATCAGTTGCGCTCAGATGAGGGCGGGACTGTGTCTGGACGTTTCTCGTCAAGCCATCCTAATCTACAGCAGGTTCCCTCTAGACATCCAGAAATTAAAGAACTCATACGAGGGCTATTTTTGCCCGAAGAAGGGTGTAAATGGGGAAGCTTCGACTACAGTTCCCAAGAGCCCAGATGGTTAATGCACTACGCTTCTATTGCTCCCTCTACAAGGGATAACGAAAAAGTTAAGGAGATCGTAAAACAATATCAGGAGTCTGATGTAGATTTTCATCAAATTATGGCTGATATAGCTGACGTAGATAG